TTCCGTTGTCGAACCCCATTCGCTGCTGATGCTCAACCAAAGACTTAGGTCCACGCTCTATCATCCATTTCGGTAAATGCTGAAACCCGTACTTCGTTTTACGCAACAACAAAACCGCTTCACGCTCAGTACGAGACAAATCAATAATGTTCTGATCAGCCTTAAAAAAAGCCAACCAAAACTGGTGAGCAGCCACCAACGTCGTCCACCCAATCTGACGGGCCTTCAACGTCAACGAATAACGCTCATCCTCCCACTCTTTCAACGCAGAACGCTGCGCCTCCCTCAAAGAAAACAAAATACGTCCATGAGCAGGATGAGCAATGGACCAGTAGTTCTCTAGGAAGTAGACTTCACTACGGCGGCACTTACGCCACTCCACTTCCCTTTTCAACTCATCGAGTCTAGACATGCTTACCAACCACTACTGGTACGTCCCAGAGGCGCTAACCCCACAGCAATGCGACCACATCCACCACGTCGCCGCACAGCAACAACAAATCGAAGGAATCCACTTCGGACACACCCCAGAACACCGAAACTCCCAGATTTCCTGGCTTTACGATCAAGAAATAGTTGACCTAATCGTTGCCCAAACCAATCAAGCCAACACAGAAGCAGGATGGCAATATGACCTAAAGGTACCAGAAGCCGTCCAATACAGTTGTTACCAAAACGAAGGGCACTACGACTGGCACATCGACGGCAACTCTGACAACCATGCTGCACGCAAATTTTTTCCAAACGTTCCGCATCCAATACCACTAAACCTGACCCCATTCCCAAAACTTCAGGACTAGTCCGAAAACTCTCAGCAACAGTCAACCTATCACACCCCACAGAATACGAAGGCGGCGAACTCCAAATCCGCTGCTACGACCAACTACACATCTTCAACAACGCACCCCGAGGATCAATGGTCATCTTCCCAAGCTTCATAGAACACAAAGTGACCCCTGTCACCTCAGGAAAACGATACAGCGCAGTCATGTGGTACAACGGACTTCCTCTCCGCTAACAACCAAAGTCTTTCCGCAAAGACTCCCACACAGACCACTGCTGCTCAGTCCAATTATGGTCAATCGTATTCATCAACTGAGAACACTGCGCCGTATACCCAACCCCAGTGATTAATTCAGTACGAACCTCCACAGGCTCAGGATCATCGTTACCCCAAAGCATCATAACACCACTAATACCAGCAACAAGAGCAACAACAGCAGCCGTAATCGCCTTAACAATCTTTTTGATGGCCTCCGACCAAACCTCAGCATTATCTGCAACATCTTCAATAGTCATCCATCCCCCCTACTGGCAGGAATCGCACACCTCGAACCCGTCAACAGAACACTCCAAAACAGTGTCATCAGTAAACGGGTCAAGATCAATTCGTTCACCCATCAAATCGGGCTCATCCTCAAACACTTCAACAGCATCACTCACTGTTGCCCCGAAGCCCATCCAAAAGACCTTCGAGTTCCTGAACCAACGCATCATCACTAAGAGACGCAGCCTCATCATCAACAATAATCTGACGCTTCGGAGTAAACCGATCAACATACTGAAGATACAAAGACGCAGCCTTCACATCACCCCCAGCAGCCTCCCTATAGACCGCATCAATCACAGACTGCACACGCTCCACATGAACATTCAACTCCGCAGCACGAGCCTCCCACTCCTTACGAAACCGAGGATCACGCTTCCAACGACGCAAAGAATCCTGATGCACATCGTTCTCAACAGCCCACTCCTTCTGCGTCTGTGGAACCCTCTCAGGCCCCAACAGCAGCCACTCCAAAAAACCTCTCCAAAGATCAGGCATAACCTGCTCGTTAGTATCAGGGTCGGTTACCCAACCCTTGCCTCCACCGTTCTGCGGCATTCCAACTCCTGTCGTCACAAACAGTCTTTTCTGTCCCAATAAAAAAGATAGCAACTATTTTGGGACACCGCAGACACATAGATAGCAGCTAGCGCGATCTGGTGGCCTACGGCCACAGAACCACAAGCCCAGCACAGAAGCCCATAAATAAGGAAAGAACCGCACTGTCTATGGTTATCTATACATATGCGTGCGGGCGCGCCCCCGCCCCCCTGGGGGTGCATGGCGGGTGCACGAGGCAGAGCTTCCAGAGCGGCGGCAGAAATCGCTAACCGTCGTGCCGTGCAGAACGTACATTATGTCACGATACCCCCACTTACCGGGCTCTCGTGACGCCTCGCGCATGATCACACCCGCCCGCCTGCACGCTCGCCCGCCCGCTAGCCAAGGCAGTACGCCTTAACCAGCTACCGAACAGCCGTCATTTACTAGTAACCCTTCGCCCTGTATTCTGGGGTGACGCTTACTGATTGGAGACTGGTTGTGGATTTATTGGCGTTTATTGAGGCTAGAGAGGATGGGCCGTTGTGGCCGATGGTTGTTCTCGCTTGTTTGCTGGGTGCGGCTTTCTTTTACGATATGTGGCAGCGGGCAAGGCTAGAGGAGAAGCGATTGGCAGCGAAGCGCCGTCGTGCATTGTTCTACGTGGCTGGTTTAGTTGCTCGTAATCGTGTGAAGGATGACCATGCAGAATCTAAGTAGGTATCTAGAGGATCTTGGACCGTTTAGCGTTGCACCGTTCGAGGCTGGGTCTAGGTCTAAAGCTCGCGCTCTTGAGTTGTGGAACCGTCGTCGGGTTCGTTATGGCTTGCGGCCTGCTCGTGACTGGGGTGCTGCACCGTTGTTATCGGCGGAAGTTAGCAAACTTCAGAAGAATGAGATCCACACGCTCGGTTTGCTATTGGCGCCCTCGAAGTCAAGCGGGCTAGTTAATGTCTGCGGTTGGTCTACTGCTGGGTGTGAGCCACCTAATTGTCTTAGTGGCGCTGGCAATAACGGGTTTGCTCGTAATGCGTTGGTTCGGGCTGCTCGTACCGCTTTCCTGTATGAGTGTCCTTCGACGTTCTGGCGGGTTGTTGGTGGTGAGCTTGAGAGGGCATTGGCCAAACATGGCTCGTGTGTCTTCCGCAGTAATGTGCTCAGTGATTTGCGAACGGAGCGTATAGCGCCTGGACTAAGTGATATCGACGGTTTGCTTTTGATGGATTACACGAAAGCACCGATTAGGGCTCGCCGTCGGGGTCTTGCGTTGGGCTGGTCCTTGACGTATTCGGTTAGTGAGAGAACCACACCAGAACAGTTGCGACGGGCCATGCGTGACGTTCCAGTGGCCGTTGTTTCTAATCGTGTGCCTCGTGGCGCTATTGATGGTGATGTGAGTGATGAACGGTACCGGCAGGGTGCTGGTGATCTTGTGGTGCTGTCTCCTAAAGGGTCGATGCCTCGGCATGGGGGAATTGTTAGGGATGACTTGACCGCCTGATTCTTTCCCATACATCAGAAAAGCCCGCCTAGATTGGCGGGCTTTTCCTTTTGGTTGGGGGTCTAGTTATTCGTTAATAGCGCACCCTTGGCACAGGCTCGGTGAAGTTGCTAGGCGCTCGGTTCGATCCAGCCCGAGAGCGACCATGAGTGAATCTGGTCGTTCTAGTGGTAGGGGTCGTTCCCAGATACCGAAGCAGCGGGGGCAGCGTTCCTTGATTGCGATGCCGGTCATCGTGTCGCCCCCGATGCGCTAACTACTTGCTCGAAGGTCAATAGGGCTCGCTTTAATGGCCATTCTTGCGGCTGATAGTCAAGGTTGCCGCCTGCTATCGAGTGGCACCAATCCAGCACCGCTTCATCTTCGCCGCAGGGGCTGCAGATGTAGGTACCGTCATGGTGGCGGCTCAGTGCGTTGTGGACCAGTTCGGTCGCTAACGGGTTACGGTCGCAACGGGGACAGATGGCCATTAGGTCTACCCATTCTTGTTTAGTCCTCATGCTTCACCGCCTAGAGCTTCTCCGAGTGTCTCGAAGATTGCGTCAAGATCAGTCTGCCGTTTCTCATCGGCGACCTCATTCTGATAGGCGTTGCGGCTCGCTTCGCTAGCTCGCTTCGCTGCTTCGCTGAACATGGCCAGCCCGAACTGCTCACCAGCTAGACGACCGGTCAGGCTGAGAGCCTGCAGCAGCGTGGCGACTGTCTCTTCTAGTTGTTCAACCTTGCGGGCTAGCTCGGTTACCTTGTCATCGACGACCAGCAGACTTTTGTAGCCTTGTTCGACGTCGAATAGGTCACCCTCGCCGCTCAGGTGTTGCACCGCTAGCTGTACAGCACTGGTGAAGGCTTCACCGGTGCCACAGCTTCGTTCGGGGTTATATTCCCGTAGCAGGTTCTCCACTATGTCGTATTTGTGTTGGTCCCACCAGATTTCCGAATCGCTGTCGGTCTGCTCAGATTCGAGGTCCTCTAGTCGACTTTTCACGTCGTAGTAAAACTCGCTGCTGGTCAGGATGTCGCTAACTGAATCGTGAATATCGAGGTCGTCGTTGGCTATCTCTGAGATGACGTTTCCGTAATCTGAGAACAGGTCCTGCCAATCGATTTCATCCAGTACGTATTGCTGGATTGTCGCGAGGGCTTCCGATTCAAGTTCGGCGTACCCTTCACTGTGGACGGTTAAATGCATTTTGCGGCCTCCCATGGTCGCTAGTTGTTAACAGTTCCCATTGAACCACACGGGGCAGACAATTACCAGAACTATCTGCCGTCG